GGTTTTTTCTTTTTCAATTGATTGCGTTCAATTGCTTCGGCATAGTGATCTATCTTATCGTATTGATTACGTTTTTGATGATTTAACTTTGCCATGTTCTAAAAGTGCCGTCCTAAGTTTTTCTGATCCGCCTACTCTAACATTAATAATACCGTTGTAGTAGTCATCTGTTTCAAGTACACGCCTGTCAAATTGTTCTCTTGCCTCTATGTAGGACATTTCGCCCCTGCCTTTGCACAGGTATAATATTTCTCTTGTAAAGTTTTCTGGGCCTAGTGCTGCAACATCTGCGTTGAGTCTATCTGAGCTACCCCAGTAGTCACGCCAATCGCTTTCTTTTGTGCCGCGCCTTTTATTTTTCTTGCCTTTGAGAGGTGGCTTTGTTGTTTTAAACTTTGCTAGTTTTTTGCCTATGTACTTTTGCCCGGTGGTAAGATTGGTGATAAGATAAACAAATCCTTCATACTCGTCTGGTATTGTGTCAATTGTTTTCCCTTGGTAAGTCCACTGCATGAACTTACTTACCGATGCCTATGTTTGTTCTTTGTCTTTCTTGGTTTGGTGTTGTTGCCTAATTTCTTTGTTGCGCAAGTCGGCTAGATCTCTAATTTCTCGCACACATTTTTGTACAGCATAGTACTTGCGAACACTTTGTTTGCGTTCCCATGCTTCGTTTGCCTTAAAATATTCTAGATATGCCTCTACCAGCCTGTCATGTAAGTCATTCATCTTTATTCCACTACTTCAACGTCATTGGCATAGCTTGTAAAGCCATTCTCCTTGACAACTCTTAGAACATGATTAACTCTTCCAATCAATTCGTCTTTATGACTGATTAGATAGATGTTCTTATCTCGTTCTCTACCCATTTTCTTGAGCACATGCAGTGCATTTTCGACACCAGCAGTGTCCATGCCACTGTCAATAAGCTCGTCAATAAACAACAAGTTAATACTCTGATACAAACTCTCCCAAACATCACGGAATGCAAAACTTAATCCTAGGATAAGTCTGTTACGTTCGCCTCGACTCAAGTTATCAAAGTCTAGATCCTGTCCTAGTTGTGTGATCTCTACACTGAGATCATTCAAGAACGTAACCTGATGCGGCAGTCCTAGTTTGTCAAGATAATATGTAAGCCTGTTATTCAAATATGCAAGATTTTGATCAATAATTTTCTTACGAATAAAACTATCTTTGTTTGTTAACAGTTTGAGCAAAAATTCTTGATGTTCTTTGTAGTGTGTTAGCTCGTTTACAGATGACCAATCAATTTCTTGCATTGCAGTTGTGTTTAAGTCATCAATCTGTGCTTGATAAGGATCTTCTTCCTGCGTCTTACTTATCAATGCTTGACTCAAGTTATCTACATTGTTTCTATGCTCGTATGCTTCTTTGGCAGTTTCGTAGAATGTGTTAGGCTTTGCTTCTAGATCACCAATTTCACTCAAGCCCTTCATTACATCTTCAAACTTTCCAGCCACTTCAGTTTGATATGCCATTGCATCTGCAAGTTCTTTGCCCTTGCGCTCTGCAATTTCTGCTTTTTTATCTGCATGCAGCTCTTGCCCACATGTGTAGCAAGTTGCATCATCTAGTTCAGACACATCTTTTTCAATTTTTTCAACACTCTTGGTAGCTCGCATTAGAGCTGTTTCCAGTGTGCTCTTTTCTTTGTTGAGTGCCGACAGTGCATTGTTCATCTCTGTCCAGTTGGACAATTTTTCATGCGCTTCTAGTTCAAATTCGATGTCCAGTTTTTCTAATTGTGCAATACCTGCTTCTAATTTTTCAATGTCTGTCTTTTGTTTTGCTCGCCATGCACGTTGACGCTGTGCAAGTTGTTCAATACTTGCTTCGATTTTGGTGTTAGCAGTTTGTATAGCTTCGATTTTCAGCGTTTCTTCAGTGATTGCATCTTTGCTTTGACGAATTTGATCTTTGAGTGCGTCAGCTTTTTCTGTTAGCAGAGTAATACCCAACAATTGTTCAATAATAGCACGTTGATCGTTCTGCCTCATGCTCAAAAACGGCTCACTATAGGTATTGAGTGCAACAACATGCTTGAACATGTCGTGACTCATTCCCAACAGGTTGTTGATATCTTCTTGAGTTTTACGACTATCGCCTTGACTTTCGTCTGTGAGGTCTTGTTCGTGCTCGTCAATGAAGAATTTTAAAATATTTGGAGATCTACCGCGTTCAATACGATAATCAACGCCATTTTTTTCAAAGTGCAGTGTAACCAACATGCCTTTTGAGTTGGTTTTGTTAATTAAATTGTTTCTTTTGATATTTGTAAGTGCTGTGCCATACAGTGCATAACTTAGTGCATTAATAATGGTAGTTTTACCTGTTCCATTGCGTGATCCGCTGTCATCGCCGCCTTGATCCAAGTTTTCACCTAATACCAAAGTAAGTTGTTCGTCGTTAAAATTTACAGCTTGGGTCTGATTGCCCACACTCATAAAATTCTTTACGGTTAAGTCTTTAATACGAATCATGTTAGTGTTCTAATCCATTATAAATGTCTAATAGCAGTTTTTTATCAAAATTATTTGTATCAAGTTCTGTGATTTCACCTGCTACAATTTGATCCACGCTTTCAAATTGTGCAATATCAAGATCTGTTGATATTTCTTCGATTTGTTTTTGCGGTATAAGTGTGATTTCTCTACAGTTGTACTGATTGATAAAAGTTTCTTTAACAAAACTTGCTTCTTCATAACTGATAGGCAAGTCCAGTTCAACTCTCAGGTACATTTTGCTTTTGATAATTTTATCTTGATCATCAATAAGCTTGCTCAACTTGATTGTGCGATACTTGGGACAATCTGGCCAGTTGATGTATTCAGGTTCGCCGTCGTTTTCGCGGTCCAATATCATCATGCCACGATCATCGTCCCATGTATCAGCATAATTGTGCGGAAATGCATTGCCAATGTAGTGAATAGCACCTTGTTTTTGTCGTTTGTGAAAGTGTCCACTAAAAACATACTTTTGATTTTGGAAATGATCACCTTTTAGTTCACCATGATCTGGCATTTGCACCATTGCATTCATATAAAAACTGGGAAGTTCAAAATGTCCAAACACATACTTGCTTTTGAGCTTGCTCATCTTCTTCCATTCGTCATCCACCAACCACGGAACAAGAGTTACATCATCAACTGTGGTAATTTCGTCAACAAATGTAATACCTGGAATATATCTTGCAAATGCAGTTGAATTAACATCACGTTTGTCTTTGTAGTACAAATCGTGATTGCCGTCAAAGAAGTAAAACTGCTCAAAAGCAGCACCCAGCTTTTCTAAACTGCGAATTGTTGCATCCATTGTAGTAAGATTCAATGAATTTCGATTGTGATGCCAATCGCCGCAGAAAATACCAGTTTCACACCCATTTTCTTTGGCAGTTTCGATAAACCAATCGATAAATTCTTCGCAATCGTTGTTGTGTACTTTACTATTGCCTTTTAGGCCAAAATGGATGTCTGTAAACACCGCAGCTTTCTTAAACAAAGGTAATTCTCCATATATACTTTGTTAAAGTATACGTTATAATTATACACCTGTCAACTATTTTTTATCAGAAAATGATGTAGCCGCCGCTTCTTCGTTTCTTTTGACACTAGCTTCCCATTCGCCTTGATTTTGTCGTGTATAACTAGGATTCAAATCGTTCATTTCTAAGATATCGTCACGAATGTTTTGATTGCGTTTTTCTATATTAATAACACGAACAAAGCTATTAGTAACAGCAGCGGTATAATAAGCAAAGGGGTTATTGGATTTAGATTCATCAAATTGCAGTCCTATTTGTGCAAGTTGGACAATTGCTTGCCCCTTCATTTCGTCATTGTAGGTATAACCTCTAACATTTCCACGAGTTGCATACCTGTCCACTAATTTTAACCACATCATAGCAAGTTTGTCTGTGGCTTTTCCGTGATCCTTTGAAAAATGTCCATTTTCCATGCCACCTTGCCAGTGACTTTTGCCCACACAAATCAATTCGCCTTCGTCGTTGAACTTATAATGTTGAAATGGGGGAAAATTTAGTTTTGTCTTGGTGTCCGCAATAGTTTTTGGATTCTTTTTTCTACCCGGCTCTTCTGGAATATGATCAAAAGTCATAATTCTAAAGATTAATTCTTCTTTGGTAATAGTTCTATAGTCAATTTCACATTCAGCTTGCTTGACTTTTTCGCCTGCTATCCGTCTCGACTCATAATCAGCCAAAGAAAGTCGTTTTGCCTTGTTTCTTTTTGCTTCAGCAATAGTTCTGATATTAATTTTATCTACACTATCTAATATTATGTCATATTGATGATGTTCTTTGCTAATATAACTATTGAATGTATTCTTTGATCTGTGTATTTCTGTTAAGATGTCTCTATTGTTTAGATAATTTCTTTTTCTCATGACTGCTCCGGGTTAATTACTATTTATTATAATATGCCCAGTTAATTTTGTCAACTAAATACTGTTGGAGAACAGTAGGTTATGTCAATATTCAATGCTTTTAACAAACTCAACAATAGTATAAGTAGTTCGTTTGGCAATATTCGCCAGGTGAGTCAAACTATTAACGGGTTTACAGCAAACATCAATAGAACTGTGAGTCAGTTTCAAAGTTTCACCAGCGGCAACAACGGCATAGCGAGAGGACTTGGCGAAGTTTCAGACACCGTTCGCAATGTTAAAAATACATTAGGCATTGTGGATAATTTGATCACAGGCGGTACAGGAAATGTCGGTAACGTAGGAACTGCAACTAGGATGATTGGCAATGCTGTACAAAATGTAGGTTATAATGCTGCTCCTAAAGGAAGAAATATAACTAGAGCATTGATTAGTCCTAGTATAGCCTCTGCGGATGCTAGTGATTGGCGTGTGAGTTTGAGTGTACCCAGTGTTATCATGGATGCAGCAGGACCTGCGCTTGGTGTCTTAGAAAGCACTGGAAATAGAATGATATTTCCCTTTAACCCGACTATATTATTAGGACATAGTGCAAACTACAGCACTGTGCATCCTACACATACAAATTATATCTATCATGCTTATGAAAACAGTCAAGTTGATAATATTACAATCACAGGCGAATTTATTCAGGAAAATCAAGCAGATGCTCAGTATTGGATAGGTGCTCTGCACTTTCTTAGAACAATGACAAAAATGTTTTACGGCGAAAGCGATGGACCGCTGGGCAATCCGCCCCCTATAACAAGATTAAATGGTTACGGCAAGTATGTGCTAAACAACATACCCTGTGTGATTACAAACTTTACAACAGATTTGCCTCAAGATGTTGATTATATAGAATGCACTGTAGCAGGCGACAAAAATTATGTTCCAACACAATGTACATTTACTGTAACACTTGCTCCAAACTATGCAAGACGCAGTCAGTCAAGATTTAGTTTACAGGATTTTGCAGGCGGCAAGCATATAGGCAATCCTGAAGGATTTGTATAATGAAAAGTAAAAATCTAGGACCGTACGGAACTACAAAAGTTAATAGAGCAGGATATTTGGATATTCTCAAAGTACGACCAGTACCCGAAGCAGGCGACGATGTAGTTTACACTATAACCACCAGTTATGCATACAGACCTGACTTGTTGGCATATGATTTGTACGGTAAAAAAGAATTATGGTGGGTGTTTGCTCAAAGAAATCCTGATATAATCAAAGATCCTGTGTTTGATTTTTTACCTGGAACACAAATATACTTGCCTCAAGGCAACAATCTAAGAAAAACGTTGGGTTATTAAGATGGCACTAAAATTTTCCAGTATTTCCTCGTCGATTAACAGAGCTAATAGTGCAATCAACAACGCATTTTCAAATGCAGGTTCTATTGGATCGATTACTGGAAGAATAAATCAAGGTGCTGCAAATATTCAACGATTGGCCAGCCAGGCTGGGAATATCGATATCAATGCAAGTCAAATTACAAATGGATTCGGTGATCTAACGCAGTCAATAAGTAATGTATCAGGCATAGCTTCGAAAATATCAGATTTTTCAGGATTTTCTAAAATCAATGCAAATTCATTATTGTCAGGCAATACTTCGTTAAGTGAATTAGCAGGAAAAATTACCAGTCCTGACCAATTAAACAGTATTGTATCTAATGTTACTGGAGATTTATCAGGAATTACATCCGGCGCCGTAGCAAAACTCACAGGCGAAACATCATTAGAAGATTTAAATGTTTTAATTGGTGACTTTAATATTGAACAGTTTGCAACTAATGCCATTAATGTGATACCTCGAGGCGCAGCAGAACTAGCCGGAGCAGTGGGTGGCGAATTTGATACACTTAGACAAAAAGTTGAACAGATACAAGGAGAATCTGGACTAGACAGCTTTTTGAATGATCTTTCTGCTCCTTGGGATCCAAATTTGGTCAGTGGTGAAAACGTTGTCCCGTCACGGAGAGCAGGACTGAGTCGTAGCAAAATAGCCAACCCTTTACGAAATCATAATGGCTTCAACTATGTTATTACATTGGGTTGTCTCAGTCAACAAGAAAACAATTTTCCTGAAATCTATAGAGAAAAAGGAGGCTTTGATACTTATGTAATTCAGAGCAGCGGCGGAAATCTTGCCAATAGATATCAAATATTAGATGAAAGGGTTGGCAGCAGTTTTAACATGGAAATGACCGGCGCCCATGCAGAATACTACATCGATGACTTGGAAATTGACGCTGTCATTGGGCCTAATCCTAATACAACTGTTACTCCTGGATCTGTAATAAAATTTACAGTACACGAACCTTATTCCATGGGTAACTTTATTCAGGCTATAATTGGCTCTGCACAAGAAAAAGGATTTCCAAATGCTATCAGAGCTCCTTTCTGTTTGAGAATAGACTTTGCAGGTTGGAATGAAGGTGGCCAAACTGATGCTAACTTCATAACCAAGCCTATGTTCATTCCTATTAGTATCTATCAAATGGAGTTTAATGTCTCTGAAGGCGGCAGTGTTTACACAGTTGAAGCAACCAGCACTAGCGAAGCAGGGCTCAGTGATGCAATAAACAAGGTTAAAACCACAATCAATGCTGTAGGCACTACAGTTTATGAAGTTTTAAATGGCGAAGACAGATCGGTATCGTCAACACTCAATCAAAGAATTGCCAATCTCGAAGAAGAAGATGTGCTTTCAAGAGGCGATCGGTACATAATAGCATTTCCTAGAGATTTAAATGGTATGAAAAATGCTATTGCAGGACTTTCTCCAGGCATTGCAGAAGAACTAACACAAACAGAACAAGTCCGCAGAGAACGAGGTCTTTCGACTCGCCCTGATGATGGACTAACTGGCGGAACAAATGTTGAAGAAATTGTCGTACCACCGAGCAGTCAACTATTTGATATAATTGAAAGTTATGCCAGGGATCAAAACAAAATGAACGAAATAGGTCTAAGCTTGGTTGTAGACAACACTGCTGAAGGTGGCGATCAAGCCATGGCCAATCAAAGCGAAACGCACAGTGACGAAACTGACACAACAAACCGCGGCTCTCCAGATGCAGCAGTAGCAGAAAAAGCTAGAGAACACAAATTTCAACAAGGTGAAACAGTTACCAGTATTATCGAAAAAGTTGTACTAAGAAGCAAATATGCAGCAGAACACGCTACCGAAGAAAGCAATGCAAATGGCACAAGACAATGGTTTAAAATTGAAACACAGGTTTATATAGATAGTGTCGCAGATGCAGAATTACAAACAGGACAACCTGCAAAAGTTTATGTTTATAATGTAATTCCTTATTTTCCAGATGAAGCAAAATTTTTAGGAACTCAAGAAAAACCTGCTAATACTCAGCAATTAATGGATGCAGCAATAAAAGAATATAATTACATTTATACTGGTGTAAATGAGGATGTTTTAAATTTTGATCTTAACTTCAACCAAGCATTCCAGCAAACTGTGATGGCAAACTATGGTCAAAATTCAGGTGCCAGTGGATCTATGTCTGATGTTGCGTATAACACAGGCGCTGATGTAAATTCAGGAGCAGGTCCTAGTACGAATTCAACAGATCAAGTTAATGAAGAACCTGGAGCAACCATACAAGAACAAACCGAATTGTCATCAGGAATAACAGGCGGCGGCAGATCACAGGATATCAAACTAAGAGTCGCAGAAATGTTTCACGATAGACTTATAAATCAAATTGCTGATCTTGTTACTGCTGAAATGCGCATTTTTGGTGATCCTTATTGGATCACACAGCAAACAGGAAATTATGTAGGAGAGCCTGTGAATCCAAACATAACCCAAGATGGAACCGTGAACTACATGAACAACGAAGTTTTTGTTGTAATAAATTTTAAAACTCCGTTCGACTATCAAATAGAAGGCGCTACTATGGAAATGCCAAAGGTAGTTGATCAATTCAGCGGATTGTTTAGTTGTTGGGCAGTAACACACAGTTTTTCCAAAGGCAAGTTTGAACAAACGCTAAAACTAACCAGACGCAGAGGACAAGATGACGAACCTACAACCGGCAACAAAGGATTTGTAGACGTAGACGACAATAAAAGTATTACAGACGATGTAAGTCCAGACGTAGGCTATGGTGCTGGACAAATCGATCCTGCACTTGCAAGAGCAGTAGCACAAGTCAACAGTACCACTGGATCTTCAGATCCTTGTGAAACTACTGAAATAGTAGAAATCGATGAAGTTCTTGCTTTGGATCCAGAAGAGACATTGTTTAGTCAGCCAGTTACATCTGAACAATCCACAACATCTGGTGCAGATACAACTTATTCACCACCAGACGTTTCAGTCGGCGGAGTAACATACGATCCAAGAACTGGAGTATTTCCGGCAAAGCCTAGACAATCGTTGCCAGATGGTAATGTAGATTATACTGATAATACAGAAGTGGCTGATCAAGCAGGCAGAGACAATTGGCTAGAAGCTTATAAAAGCAAAAATGCTCAGGGAAATAAACAAAATGCAAGATCACCAAATGGAACAGAATTAAATATATCAGCTGAAGAATATAACGCATTATCAGGAAGACAGAAGTTTAAAATTAGGCAAGGCACACCTGGAACAAACGCCTACAATCGAATGATGAGAGTAAGGTAACGCATGAGCGAAGTAACAATTACAGATCAAGAAAAGGCGTTGTTGGATCTAATAGCCAAAGGAGAAGCTGTAAGGGGTTCTGATCCTTACACTAGTTTGTGGCCCAGTACAACTGAGCCCTTGTTGCCTCAAATGACACTGGCAGAAGTTGATCGTTTTCAGACGCAACGAATCAACAGCGGAATTAGGTCTAGTGCTTGCGGCCGTTATCAATTTATTAGAGCAACACTTAGAGACTGCGTAGGATATCTTGGTGTAGACCCTCTTAGAACTAGATTTACTCCAGACATACAAGACGCACTTATTATTGCAAGATTAAAACGTATTAGAAAAATGGACAATTGGCTAGCCGGAGATTTGTCAACTGATAGATTTATGATTAAACTTGCACAAGAATTTGCAAGTATGCCTGTTCCTTATCCTATGAAAGGTGCAAGTCGCACGCTTGCAAAAGGACAGAGTTATTATGCAGGAGACGGACTAAACAGATCAAATCATGATCCAGATACACTTTATCGAGAATTAGAAGATATCAAAAATGGTGGAGTTGGAAGCACTGCTACTATACCTATAAATGAAGATGGTCCGAGTGGTGCTCTTCCAGCAAGTGGAACATCACCTCGTACACAAACTGCTACAACAGTATCTGGCGGCGGCGTAGGATCTTACAATGGCGGAAATGCTGGGTCTAGACCGCTTCCAAGTGGATCGTTGCCAGCTGCAACTGGAGCAGTGTATCAATATCGTGTTATTGATCCGTTGGATGATCGTTATGACTTTAGAACAGGCGAAAAAGTAAAAGATTTATTAGTACACGGCACAGGCGCTCCTGCTGCTACGCCTGTAGTAAATGGAAATATAGGCCCGGCTAATGTATCGACTACTAATACAGGTGTCGCTCCACCCACTCAAGAAGATACCAGCGCAGCAGTTGAAACCAGCGGAGATACCAGCACATATGATGAAGCAGCAGTTAATAGTGCGCTAACAGCAGGAGAATCAAACGATGTAGGTGTGTATGATGATGCAATTTTACGACAAGCCAGAGTACAAAAATCACAACAAACTCCGGCTGCTACTAGAGAACCTTGTCCTAAACCAGTGACAAATAGAACCAACGAACCGTCTGCAATCACTGGGGATGCCAGCACTAAAACAATCCCCAAAGCAGAAGACGCTACTGCTTCGAAATGAAATCCGGTGTCGGCAAAGTTTTCAAATCTCGTAGATTTGCATCAATTGCAGCAGACAAATATGCTAGGCAAACCCCTGGATTTGCATATAAATTACGAAAAGAAGGAACACAGTGGAGAGTTATTCCACAAGGCAAAGGATAATATATTATAAATGAGCAATAGAAGTTATCAAAGAACTGTATCAAGTCAATCCATTGTAAAGGACTCAGGTCCTTATGAAGCAGTAGTTGTTAATAACTTGGATGTAAAATATATGGGATCTCTTGAAGTAGAAATCTTGAGATATACTGGTGCAGGAAACACTCCAGAAAAAAGTGGCGAGACATACACTGTGAGATATCTGTCTCCATTTTATGGTACAACTAATAGCAACGGATTGAAACCCAACGACGGCTATGCCAATACTCAAAAAAGTTATGGATTTTGGGCTGTGCCGCCTGACATAGGCACCAAAGTTCTTGTTATATTTGCAGAAGGAAATCCAAACTACGGTTATTGGATCGGTTGCATACAAGACGACTATATGAATTTTATGGTTCCTGATGGTCGTGCCAGCACAGAACGCACCACCGAAATCACCCCGCAAAATCTCAAAGGACAAAAACTACCAGTTGGCGAATACAACAAACTATTAGAAACTGGCGAATTAGTAGACCCTACTCTGTTCAATAAACCGTTTAACAAAGATTTTACCGGGGTCTTAGAAGTGCAAGGATTAATCACAGACGAAGCAAGAGGATTAACAACTTCCAGTGCTCGACGAGATATTCCAAGCATGGTATTTGGTATTAGTACGCCAGGACCTGCAGACAAAAGACAAGGCAATCCTAGACATGAAATAGGCACTGCTAGTAAAAAAGCAAATGTATCCTACAATAGATTGGGCGGAAGCAGTTTTGTTATGGACGATGGCGATGACAAATTCGTACGTAAAACTCATGCTGAAGACGGTCCTCCACTTTATGTCAACAGGGAAGCCGGAGAAACAGGCGGCGACGAAACTATTCCCCAAAACGAAGTAGTGCGTTTGCGTACTAGAACAGGCCACCAAATTCTTTTGCACAACAGTGAAGATTTGATCTACATAGGAAATAGTCGCGGCACAGCTTGGATAGAAATCACTTCAGACGGCAAAATCGATATTCATGCACAAGACAGCATAAGTGTGATGAGCGACAACGATATCAACTTTACCGCTGAACGAGATTTTAATGTAGAAGCAGGACGCAATATTAACATGAAAGCCACTGCTAGATACAGTGACGAACAACATTATCTAGACAACAAAGAAAGTGGACGTATTCAGTTAGAGAGCAAATGGGATACAAACATTCATGTTGGACATGATTATAAACTAACAGTCAAAGGCAACAGTGATGTTGTAGTAGACTTGGATTCAAATAAAACTGTTAAGAAAGATTATCACTTGCATTCCAATCGCAAAATATATCAGCGCAGTGATGCAGCAACACACGAATCCAGCGGACACAGTTGGTATAGAACCAGTGATAGTAATATCTATGATCTTGCCGCTGGCATACACTTTTTAAAAAATACAGGATTCAACAGTAGAACTGATGGAGACAGTAAAAGTTATACAACAGGAAATACAGACAATATTCAAATAGGCTATAGACACGATTACGTAACTGGCGAAGTACATCTAATATCCGATAGTAATATTCGAACAGAAACTCCTACTGAATTTACAGTTAAGTCTGGAATAGACATACATCTAGAATCAGCAAACTCTACAAATATTTTAGGCGGAACTTTGCTTACAGGCGATGCGACTGAAATACACTGGAACAGTAGCAAATCTGTATCAGGTGGCGCCGGCATTAATGCACTAACAGCATTGTCTGCTGTGAAAGCCGCCAATCCTTTGGATGCCGACAGAGTTTCGCCTCTTCCAACGGTGGTCTTGCCATACACATTCCCAGGAGCCAGCAAACCTGTACCGTACGAAAGTATATTAACAAGAGCTCCTCAACACGAGCCATGGCAACATCATGAAAATCAAAATCCTCTAGCATTCAAAAAGGAACAAACAGATAGAGAGAGCCCAGGACTACTACCAGTAGGTGATAGAATTGTAACGCCAGATACATTTGCAAAAAACAAAAGTTCTAACTCTTCGAGTCAAACAGTGCTTAATTCTGGAAGCGGTGGCAATCCGGCATTCGATCAAACAGGTGATGCACAGATACGCAACGGTACAGTACCGCAAGGAGGTATTGATACATACCCAGGAGATATTGTTGTTGACAATACCAGAGGTAATCCTAGTGACCTAACACAAAGATTCTTCGTTGGCGACGGCGAACTAGCTGAAATTACTACCAGTACCGGACTTTCTACACAAGTTGCAGCAGCTTTCCAAACCAATTTCCAAGGCTTCATTGATGATCTAGAAGCAACAGGGTATCGAATTAAAACACTACTAGGATATTGCAAAAGACAAACAGTAAGCGGTTCCAGTTTTTCTCTACATGCTAGCGGCGCCGCGATTGATATTAATCCTCCAAATCCAGTATTTAATACATATCCAAATGGATTTTATTCACCGAGACCCGCAAATGCTCCGATGACAGATATGCCAGCAAACACACTAGAACTTGCTAACAGACATGGACTAGGATGGGGAGGAGCATGGACTTCTATAGACGACGCCATGCATTTTAGTGCATACAAAGGCGAAGGTGGTGCATTTGATTTCCGCAGAGGATTTATACCAGTTGGTCCAGGATCAGAAAGAACCGACGATGTTCCTGCACAGCCGGAAGATGCAAACACTATTGTGGACGATCCAGCAGATATAGATGATACAAATCTTCCCGGAGAACAATTTGCAGATGAGTCGCCCAATAATGATGGAATAGACGATGAAGGTGCACGATGAAGGTGCACCTGTATAGGGTAAATACAATATGAGCCAATTAGAAAAAAATCTCTACAAAAGAATCTCGGTTACTCCCAACAAGTCAACTGCGACTTCTGGGCGAGTTTATAGAGGATTTAGTACAGTAGGAATGCGAAACGAAGGATTTGCACTCTATGATTTTGAATTGATCAAGCAAGACCTTATAAATCATTTTCACATACGTCAAGGCGAAAAACTGAGCAATCCTAGTTTTGGATGTATTATCTGGGATCTACTGTATGAACCGTTTACTACGGCAGTACAAGATGCTATTGTGGAAAACGTCACAACAATAATTAACTATGATCCTAGATTAAATGTAAACAATGTTGTGGTAGATACTTACGAGCAGGGAATAAATGTTGAATGTGAAATAACCTATCTTCCATACAGTATTTCTGAGGAACTTAGACTGCGTTTTGACCAGCAAAATGGCATCACATAATTAACTGCGCACATTTCTTTTTCAGCTAAATATCATTGTAAATAAGGAATCTTAATATGTCTGCAAGTGATAGACAGAATCGGTTATTAGTTGCCGAAGACTGGAAAA